ACTCATATAGGCCATGTAGGCATCTACGTGCATTTCAATCGGGTACGCTCTTTCTAAAAGTCTTTCAGCACCGCGCCGAGAAACTATATAGGCATGGGTTCCCATCAGACTTGTACAGTTGGACCACGGGCTATTCTCAATAGGGTCACAGCCCTTTGTCCCATCCGTGAAGACTGTTTGCTGTAACTGAATGACATCCCACTCCGCAGGGGCAGCCGCCAAGACCACCTCCAGTCCAGACTTAAGATCTGCCGGAATTTCCAAATCATCTTCAAAGACAATCATAGCCGGTGCAGAAGAATCCAGTAATTGCTGCCAAACCTTAAAATGAGATAGACTGCAGCCCACGGCCCCTGCGGAATCAATCTCATGGACACCTCTGCGCTTCCCAAAAAAAATGTTATGGGCAACCCCCAGTGTTATATCTGGATGCTCATGGGCCACAAAGGTCGCGGCATCCACTGCATCCAGCCGCTCCACCACTAAATCGGCCGCCCCTGCATCAGCCTGTATAGTCGCCCACCGATCTGGACGTCGAGCCAATGATATACAAACAATCGGTACATCAGAGAGTTTCATGACGGGCCCCTAGAAAGATGTAACAAATTTTGTAATGATCACAATATTCAAAAACATCATGAGTCCTCCCTGTATGACAGGTAAAAATCGCCCCAGCTGGGATGTTGCCTGAAAGGAGGCTTCGGGTGGAATCGCAAAGGTTCGCGCTAAACTCAAATAGAGACAATCAATAAATCCAGTTGTTATAAGTTTATCGGTCGCAATCCCGCTGTAATGCTGATTCGGGGCGACTAGATGAAGACCAAAAAATAGAAATGTAAAACCTTCCACAATATATAGAATACTGTATAGAACAGCCCAGACAGGTAATTTATAATCCGGGTATCCAGCAATGTCATACACGAGATCATGCAGTAATCGGATGAGAGCCACAAGGACAATAATGCCACCTATGAGTGAAAGGGTGCCCAGCCACCGCCCTTTACAGCCGGTAAATAAGATAAGACCCACAACTATTATAATTGGGGCAGCAGCAGATATCAAAAAATAACTTAGGTCGCGGCTTTCAATATAGGCATCTTGAAAGGTTGCGGCCGCATTCGCATGAAATACTGGCATTTGTATTGGTTTCTGTTCTGATCCTGACAATGTCATATCCCTACTCTTAGAAATCAGTTCCTGTGGTAATAACCGATGTAACAATCACTTCCTTCACGGCTGCTTTCCAGGCTTCCAAGGTAGCAGAAGTATGAATCTGTACAGTTCCATCCTTCCGAGTGGTTCGGATCGTCGGCAGTGACTTGATCATCTCCTTCTCAGTTTCCTCCATATCTTCCATATTCACAAAGGTCAGAGGAAGCCCCGCTGCCTTACAGAGCATCTCCACGTCGGGCTTCACGGTCTTGCATCGACCACACCAGGGAGCGGTAATAAATTCGATTTTCTGCATTCTACTACGGGCAGCTGAAAAAGGGCCCCCATCAAGTTTTGCCCAAGGCACGGAGAACTGCATCGGATGGAATAGGCAGGTCGGGCTCACATTCCCACAGTTGGCTGCGCCCAATATCAAAAAGAGACCAGCGAGTCGGCCAATACCAAGGGGCCTCCTGCATCAGCCGGGCCGTCTCAGGAGGCAGAAGTCTCTCAACAGAATCACTGGGAAGGACTGCTAAAAGATGTAGCCAGTCGGGGAGAGGGGCCGCATAGACAATCGGCGGCGGCACTAATGCAGAGGGGGAAATCGCTGCAGCCACATCTGACCATAGAGGTGGTAGATGCGGTTCAAAACACCAGCCGTGATCAAAGGGCCGCCCCTTGTAATAATCCCATATCCATGCTACACCGGCACAGTACATTTTACCCATCGACTCCGAATCATGACCATGAATCCAGGATCGATAGATCGAACGCCACTCGGCGCGGAGCCGACCAGACCCTTCATCTAGGAGTGCAGTAATCCCTCCCCGTCGGGCAGGAGAAGCTGTCCAGCGCTCAAGTTCTGTTGGATAATAACGATCCCGATCCTTTACAGCCCTACGCACAGCAGTCAACATATCTTCCTCTTCAACCGAAGCCCATGTCTCTATCAATTTTCGGAATCCAACAGGATTCAGCTGCCCCTCCTCTGAAACCAAAGGGTCTGCAGTGGATTCCAGGAACTGCAAGAGCTGAGGAATACCGCCCTCCCGCACAGTTTTCGTGATGGGGCGCGGCATAAAATCATTCCCCAATAAACTCATTCCCGCCACAAAAGAGGGGATTTGAGAAACCGGTAGACCAAGGGCGGCTACGAGGCCCGGCACATCCAGAGATCGCCACTCTGCGGCAGCAGAATCCCGTTCAAACTCCTGTGCCTCTCGAAGAAGAGAAATCGCCGCTCCCGTTTCCTGGTGGAGTAACATCGATAACAGGATTAAATCGGCATCTAATCCATAAATCATACACGAGGCAGGTCTAATCCGGCGCATAGCTGCCAATAATTTATGTTCGCCTTCCCCGGGCTCGGCAGTTGTACTTACAAGAACCTGCAGCCCGGACCGGATAGCCAGGGCGGCCCCCGCTGCCTCCAAGCATGATCCCAGAAGTGCCATAAACGTGGATCCAGGTGTAAGTGCATTCTGATCCCAGCTCTCTGTATCTGTATGGACCCGACCTTCCATATGAGCAGTGGCTGCAGAAAACCACGGCCCCTTAAAGCGGCGCAGACGCTGTTGTCTCCGCTTGGCAGCCGACACAACACCATCGCAACTGATGTAGAGCCCTTTTGACGGCCGACCAACTCGTACAATCTCTTCCATGTATTCAACAATAGCGGTACAAAAGGCCCGTTCCCAGGTTGCTGCTTCTTCGGGCCGAAAGGGAGGTTGTGTCCTCAATACATAATACATGGCACAATTGAAATCGAGGCATAGCCATTCACTTCGACCAATCGTCTTTGAAATAATACGTGGAAATCGCCGACATAATTGTCGATAAAAACTCGGGATCCCCATTACTACTATAGCTGCTGCCGAAGTTTAGACTCCCACAGTAGAGGATGGCCCTTTTGAATGATCTACAGACGGGCGTTATCCATGTACTTCGAGTTCTTCCGGATTCACTTGTAACCGGTGTCACAGTATTATCTATTTTGTTGGGCAATCAGGCTCTTTTTACGGTGGCGGCCTCCTCCATCTTTATGCAGGCGCTTATCACGGGAATTGGGTATCTCGTAATTCGATTTAACCCCGATTCAGTTATTGTACGAGCCTCGACAGAGCCCTGTGTGGCCGGTTATATCAATAACTATTGGGCCCAGGTGCGCGGCGGTCGCAACAACACAGACCATCCCTATGCACCTTCCCTGTATATGGCCACAGTGGCCTTTTTTGCCGGTTGGGGGGCCGCCCTGAAGCAACTCTATGCGGATGAGATCAATCAGGGTGTTCTAGATAGTAACTGGACTACCACATTTTTAGTATTAGCCTTCCTAATCGTCCTGATCGCCATTATCGTCCGCACCACAAATCCAGGTTGCGAGTCCTTAATCGGTGCCCTCATTGGAGCTGCGTCCGGCATACTATTGGGATATCTCATGTGCATTGCCATCGGGCATTCAACAGATAGGAAGGCAACGAACATTTGGGGCGCACCGCTCCTCCGAGACCGCATTGATGCAGGAAGCCCGATCTATACGTGCCCTAAAACACCCTGATCACAAACCGAAAAACGGATAACTAGATAGGGGTAATGGCAGCAGTTGCAGGAATACCAACCATTCTGTTTGTAGATACCATGTCGGGCATATTACGATTCTTACCGCTAACCTTAACGGTCTCTTTTGTTACTCTGGGGATCATGCTAAATAATATGCCTTGGTTACTTGCCGGGGTAGGTGCAATCGCCCTGTGGGCTTGTAATGCCATTTTGCACTTATTGGGTTTTCGAATACCAGCAGGACTCACACCGTTGTTAGGCGGCGGGGTATCCCCTGCAGTCTATGATACAACCTGTAGCATCATTCCGGGCATCACCTACGTGCAAGTGCCGAGTATGTGGTTTTCATTGATGGGTTACTTTATGAGTTATATCCTGTGCAATGCCTCCAATATCTATAATGCAGAGCCCAAGGCAGCGCTAGGTTACGGCAAGGGATCCAATGCGGGAATGGGCTCTCAGGTCATGACAGCGGGAACAGTGGTAGCGTCCTCCAATTCTATTGGCGTTTTGCAGCGGAAATCCGTGGGTCTTATCAGCATTATTGCAGTGTCTGTGTTATTTGCTATAATTATGATCCCGCGGTTCACAAATCAATGTGAATCCACCTTTGGCGTAATTCTTGGTCTAACCATTGGCGCATTTGCTGGATGGGGAATCTGGTCTGCCATTAACAGCAATAAAACAAATCCCCTGGCCGATATCCATGGAGTTATGCTGGGTCTTTCTCCCGGTTATCTCCGTCACTCCCCGATTGCCTGTACTCCTCCTGAATCGGCCTAGCGTCTGCCTAGCGTCTACCCCGGCGTCTCGGTGCAGGGGGTTCACGAACGGCTAGAAGTCTTGTAAGATGATGAATGGCTTGAACCCATGGCCTTAGTTCTCCTTCATGGCGCCGATCCAGTATATGAATACGTCGAAATGCCTCATCAATAACACCAGCCTCCTGACGCACCGATTGAAGCACAGGTAACCGATCGCCTCCGTAGAGTCCCGTTAAGGATTCTTCAGAGATACCAACTGTTGCAGAGCTTTGGTGAAGGGTCCACAGAAAATGTCGAATAAGTTCACGCATAGAGGCTGCAGGGCGAGGCTGTGCAAGGGACAATCGTCCCATAGCGGTTCGTAAATGGGCCTTGCAAAGGTCACAAGGCAAAATGTCCACAGTTGCATGAAGGACCGCGCGCCACGACAGACCACAGTCTGATCGATCCGAGAACTCTGCCATACAGTGAAGAATACGCCAAATGCGAGGACCCCACCATTGCTTGGTTGCCTCCATCCTACCTACCTAACAAAAAGTGATCGGGTAGCGGGACCGCGACATTCGCTGTGTGACGCCATGACAAGTCTTACGCTCCGAATTCCAAAAGGACTCTGGGCGGATTTAGAAGAAACTGTAATCCAACAAGATCGACAATTTTTAACAGAGGTAGCCCGAAGTCTGGGTCTCCCTATCCCTGAAGTACTTCGCCGCTGCTTAGGAACCGGTGCTGCTACTGCGATACCCGTGCTATGGACTCCATTTACCACATCAGAGGATGATAGTGATGATGAGGCGACCATACCAAATGCGACCCCATGCCCCTGGTGGACAGCGACCGGAGCTCTCTGGCGACCTTGTCAAAGAGCTCGACTCTCCCCTACGTTGGCCTGTCTCACTCACGAAGGAATGACATCGTCATCCCAGGTCCGGCTTGAAACAGATCCCTTTATTCTAGCTCTACCAAAACGGTGGCCGGTGCGATTCCGAGGGCAGCTGATGTGGGCGGATCCGGAAGGCCTTGAACCTCCGCTCCATGAGGATGGGCGCCCTGAGATAGAAGGGAAGTTCCGCTTTCTCACTCAGAAAGGTCGCCGAATAGCATTATTTATTAAGAATGAGGCGGTACATAAACCGAAAGCTACGCTATAGATAGTAATGGCCGAGAACCCCGATCTCGAAGGCTACAACTCCTCTGTAGAAAATCTACAAAGCTTTGATGCAAGTTGTAATGAAGAGCCATCTGTAGCTGCCGAAGTGAATAATCGGCCACTGGTCCAACAGCCTATTCTATGGGCCGATCGATGTAGAGTGCAGCCGACTCCAGGAGCCATTCGTCTTTTGACAGAACCTGCGGAAGATGCCGCATGGTCCACACGTGATTTTTCATTCACACAATGGCAGACAATGATTTCTTCAAATCAAGCTGCTGCGCCAGTATTTTACGCCAATCAACGGCTGCGCTGGTTGGCAAAAGCCGCGTTAAACAAGTGGCGTACCACTCTGTGGTCACGCAAAACACAGTGCAACGTTGATATGATTGACATGGCCCCCGTAAAAGCATCGGATGCTATTTTTGTTACAGATGTAGCTAACCGCCATGTCTATCGATTCCACCGCCGCGATGTTTTCAACAGTCTTATTTCGAATATCTGTATGTCGGACGAAATGATGCCATATCCCCGTCCTCCCACAAATCCATGGACAAATCAGGTTCTTACACTTGGCCAAACCATCAGTGTCTGTCAACAACTGGTCGGCCATTATGGACGTCAGGGGCGGTGCCCTCCTGTACTGTTTGCAGCCTTCTGCGCTTCCCGTTATGATGTGGCCAGATTCCAACGTGAAAACTCTTCGCTTCTGGCACAACACGCCATTGTCGCCTATTTTAAAGATCTAACTCCCGAGAACAGCTATATCGTGGAGGAGACTATGACAAATCTCCTCAATGACACAGGACTGGATTTTTCTCCGACCGCTATCCGCCGATGGCTAGAAGCTCGGCCTATGACCCCTCTTCATCGGGAATGGGTGACATTTGTACAGGATTATACACTCTATATGAATTTGCATGTGCAGGTTCGGCCTCATTGGACTACACGCCGTTCTATTCGCTTGGATGTTGCAGAACTCTATAGCCGAACCACAATTCCACCTCCTGTCCGATCTAATCGGATTCTTCAGCTCTACCCTGGAGCCAATATGCTCTATCAGATTCGTAATATAATCGGTGATCCTTCGGGTAATAATTTCAATGATGATCTGGCGATTCAGCTGATCCGTAATGCATTATTTCCATTTCAGTAAGGCGAATGGCCAAGACTAATTTACCCAGTACTGATAATGAATCTGCGCCCGGCCCACGAAGATGTTGATCAAATTGTACCCGGTGTCTGGATTGGCCGGTGGGAGGTGGCTGTGAATGGAGACTGGCTAGAGAAGCACAACATCCAGACAGTGTTCAACTGTTCTAAACAGATTCCCTTTCATCCCTCTATCGAGCATCCATACCGTGTTCCCGTCGATGACAATCTGCAGCCGGATGAAATTCGCAATATGGAGACGTGGGCCCCCGAAATTGCGGTAAAAATTATGCGGGAGTATGCCGCGGGGCACCCCATGTTAATTCATTGTCATGCTGGAATGCAGCGATCCACGACTGCCTGTGCCTTTTTCTTAATGGCCATGACCAAGAAGCCGCTCATTGAAGTGATGAGCTTAATCCAGAGGAAACGCCGTGTGGCATTCCAGCCATCCGCAAACTTTGCGGGGCCGCTTCGTGCATTTGAGAAATTAGTTCGTGCCAATTAACATGCCTTTGTCTGCTCCTGCAGAAAAGCCATCTCCTTGCGAAACCATGCAGCATTAAATTTCTTACGGGCTCCCGCTGCAGAAGCAAGAGCAGCAAACTCTTCAGGTGTCTTCGATCGGTACTCGTAGACCCCTGGCTTTGACTTCATTGATCGCAACATTTTTTGGAAAGGTGCAACAGGAATAGGATTAGAAGGTACAAAATCTATACCATTTTCAAAGATAGCAAAGAGGACACCCTTGCCCGTTTGGGTCCACATAGCGGATAGTACGCGACCCTGACCGATCATGAACTGTCCACCGCATATTTTTGTATTGGCCTTTCGGGTGAATTTAACCATCTCTCCTTTATTATAAGATTATTTCTTCCCCTTCTTTGTGAAGTCCTTCGTGAAAGTTCGCCAAGTTGCCCCTGGAGCCGCAGCCAGACCCTGGAGTTCTGCAGCCGACCACCGCCGATCAGGAAAAGTGGCCGAAACTGGAATCTTCACCTCATAGTAATTCTCCAAGAAGGAGCGGACAGAGGATACGGACATCTTCTGCCAAGAAACAATGCGATCCACGCGCCCTGGCCGGATTAACGCAGGATCCAGCGTTGCCAAATGATTCGTGTCGAGCACTAGAATGTGCCCGTGACGTTCCGGTACACCATCCAATACATTCAGAATCTCTCCTAGCGTCGGCGCCTTATCTTCCACAAACATAGGCCCCATCATAGGATTCGCCGGAAATCCGGTTTGCGGCTGACCCTTCCGATTCTTCGTAATTGCAGGGATCTCAGCAGCAGCAGCGGCGGCTGTAGCAGCTGCTGTCGGCCGAATCTTCAGTACATCACAGATCTGGGTATCAACTTCCGGAATATAGTAGAGCCGCCGATCATGGGGCACAGTCTCTCCTGCCAACGTTGTAGTATGAAAGGCCTCATAGAGCATCTGTGTATTCTTGATGTGACTTAAATTGATCACAACCAGAGTGTAGCCCGTAAGGGCCGCAATCGCCTTTACCAACTTCGTCTTACCCACCCCAGGTGGGCCTTCGTTGAGCACCGTGTAGGTCCAGGGCCGCCCCGTACGCAGATAGGATGCCTTATTATCCAAGAAATGTCGCAGATCAGAACGAACCAGCGTCGCCTCTTCGCAGAAGAAGTTATCAAAGGAGGATGTGGTATGGAACTCATAGGCCATGAGCGGCGGACCGCGCTGTGGCTTCTCATCATCGCCTCCTCCAGCCGACTTATCGGTACTGACAAGAACACGCTGCACACACTTCTGTTCCATGGTCACACGCTCAGCCTCCTTCTTAATAAACTCGATATGATCCACAATTGTGTTGGGGTTTGCCTTGGTATCCAGAATCTCAATCTTCAGAAAGGCTTCCCCGTACACAGTGCCTTCGCGATCCGTAGTCCGTTCCACCCACATGGTATACTGGATAGAGGGACGGTCCACATGCCAGAACCGGTTTGCGACATCATCAACAAAAATCGGCGGCTTCTCAGCCTTGAGTTCATCATAGTAATGACTGACCCCCTCCTCCATCAGGTGTTTGCAGTTTACTGTCTTATTGTGCCGATTCCAATCCCAGAGAACCGTAGAAAAGGAGCGTACAACTGAGTTTGGTTCATCGCTCCACAGACGGAGCTTCAGACGGGCCGTAAAGGAGAGGGCTGAGGAGGAGCGAAACGCGCTGCAGCCACTCTTCATGATTTCCATCACTCTCTTCCAGGTCGGCAGCTGGGCCGTCAACGGTAGAAGCATGGGCAGGAGATATAGAAGGGTCGTCGGCGAGGTCCATGAAAACGTAGGGCTTTGGGTCATATAGGCAACGGTGCTCAGCATTGGGATCAGCGACATTAAAAATGAAGTGGAGGTTGATTGTTCCATTAAACTACACTATGCACAGTCGATTTAGATCCTATAGTTCTTACGTTGAACGTTATAGTCAGTAATAAGACCCATCCGTTTGTAACCGCCGTAGAGTTTCTCCAGGGCTACCTTCATATCATCAACCGATCCTTTCGGTCCATGAAAGCACAGAATATCGGTCCAGCGTTTAGTAGCAGGGTACCCCTGTGCATACCGCCATCCTTCGATCCCTAGTTCGGGGGCAAAATCAAAGACATCCGTCTGTACGGCACAATACTCCTTTTTGCAATTAAAGGATACAAATACTTGAGTAAACTTAGCCACAAAATCCTGTTGCCGTTTACTAACTTTTCGGGTGGCACCCATCTGCTGGGCTAAACGAAAATAGTGTAAATATATCATGGATCTCTTTCGTAAAACAGTCAAAGAGCTACGCATCCTCTGCAAAGAAGCTGGAGAGCGTCCAAAACAAAAACGGAAGGCGGCGCTACTCTTTACAATCCTAGAGCTACCCACTACCTGTGTCTGCTGTGACCGGGCCCTCACATCCAATGAAATGTACAGTTATTTGCAAAATCCGGAAAAAGGGCCGAATTGCTGGATCGATGACGAGCATGGGGCAATTCCCTGTTGCAATTCATGTGATAACATCAAACCCGGATCTTGTGATCTTTGTGGCACTTGGTGGATGGAATACAATTTGCGGATTAGCTTCAATAAGGCAGGTGATGATATCATTACTTGTTATGATTGTAATTGGTGCACCTCCTGCGGTGAACAACTCCACAGCATATCACAGGAGAACTGGTCTGCAGATGAAAACATTCTCTGCGATGAGTGCTGTTTACTAGAGTAGTAAATTCGCTGCCCCATGTAAGGTGGGATCATGCAGTCTGTTGATGATTTAGACAGTGCATTTAATGCTCTCCATGATCTTACCGTTCAGCAACGCGCCTCCATTAAAAATCGTCTCCAATTTTTACTAAAAGAATATAGGACAAGAGCCTGTTGTTATGCTGCTCTTTTCTATTTAGCGCGACTAACGATTACGGTTGGCTCATTGGCTGTTCCTGCGCTACTCAGCATTAATCTGAAGGCCGATACAGATCCTTTCCTATACTGGTTCACATGGTCCATCAGCCTTGCCGTCACCACCTCTAACGGAATTCTAACACTCTTCAAGATTGACAAGCGGTTCTTCTCCCTTCATGCCACAATGGAACGTTTGCGATCGGAGACATGGCAGTATCTCCAACTATCCGGTCGCTATTCAGGTATTTTGGGATCAAGTCATCATCGGCCGACACACCGCAATCAGTATGTCTACTTCTGCACACAGATTGAGCGCATTCGCATGAAACATATTGATGACGAGTTTGTTAAACAGGCAGAAATGGAGGAGTCGAATGTCAAAGTACAGCATAGACCTGCCATTGAAGACAAGCGAGACATAGATGTACCAACCCCCGCTGATCAAATAACATTAATTATGACACCTTCCGCCCACGAAAAATCGGAGTCCTTAGAAGGGGGCGATGAGCGGCAGGAAAACAATAAAGAATCAAGGTCGCATCAACAAAAACCGCAGCAACAACAGAACCAACAACAATCGGAATCGCAATCGGAATCGCAACAACAGAACCAACAACAACCGCAATCGCAATCGCAACAGCACAAACGTAAAGGCGCTGCGGTGTAGATGCCAAACAGATCAAGGCGAACCCTGCCAAAATAACGCACAGGAACCCACACTATTTTGCGCCGCACATCAGAACTGTGAACTGTCGCCTCTATCAGGATATGAGCCCACCTACAATCCGTTACGGTACGCCGATCCAGAAGTTCAATCAACCCATAACTGTTTTTCCTATGGTATGAATGTTCTAGATAAATCGCAGCTTAATCAGTGTAATGGTAAAACGAACTGCAAACCACTCTACCATCAGCCGGGCGGCACCAAGAAGATGGCCAAGGAATTAAACAAGGCGACGGCCCGAACGTGCCCCACGGTTGAAAAACTGATGTTAATGGATGTCCCTATGGAAAAGACCACCTTTAGAGAGAGATGCCCAGCCAATACAAGTAAAATTGCACTGGTTGTACACCCAGAAGAGGATTATCATTTCATGCGCCAAGATTCCGATGGCGGCTGGAGTCACAAGGATGGTTCCAATCCTGTAAAACGTTTTGATGCCGATGGGCAGGATATAGTGGATCCCATGACAGCCTCCCGTGATTTCCGTCCCCGCTCATTCCTCAATTATTCCGATTTTTGCGGTTATTATTGCGCTCCCCGTAATCACCCGATCAATTTGTCGCGAACGGAATCATAATCGAGCCAGAGCTTCCTCAATTGAGATCCGTGTTCGAGGATCAAAGTCTGTCAGACCCGATAGAACAGCACGAACCTTCTCCCGAGACTCCCAGAGTGGCATAAACTGCAGCCCCGGCCATGTCAGTAGATCATTCCACATAAACCAAAACACAACTCCGATGCGCCAGGCATCAAATGCTAGACCGTACTTCCGTACAAATGATCCATAGGAAAGGGTTGAATGATCACGGCTAAAGCGTGTCATAGCGGCCAACAGTGTACCGGATTTCCTTTCCGGATACTGTGCTCCAATCCGCACTAAATCGGGATTTTCAATTTCCATTTCCTCTACCTTTTCATCCATTTGCAGACGGTTGAGAGAAATGCGCATGGCTTGAACTTCGGGCGGATGCCAAATCAGACGCGAGTTAAATGTCCGATTGTGATGAGCTTCTTCAAATCCGCGAACCTTGGACCTCACAAAGGCGAGGCCAAAATCGATGAACCGTGCAACTCCTTCCTTGTCCACTACAATATTCCCCATGTGAATATCGTTATGAACAATATCTTTTGTCTGATACAGGGAAATTCCCTGGAGGAGATGCTGCATCAAGGGGATGAAATTCTGGGATAGACGCATTAAGTCACTGGCCCAGGATATAAGCGGGTCCCCGGCATAGGGCATAATCAACATCGTCGGCTCCCCCGTCATATCAGTCAGTCGACACTTGGCCGCCTCCTCATCTTGAATCGGCAGCACGGGGTCACACGAGCGGGTTGGTGCTGCAAAGTAGTCAAGTGCATCGGGCAAATGCATGACAAGGCGACTGATCTCATATTCATCCGTAACATCATCATATACAATTTTCCCAAGCGTGGACCGACCTCCTTCTACACCGTACTTCTTCCCTGACTTACAGGCGGGAGCTGGTGTAAAACTGCAACCGTAGGCCCCCTTACCAACATAGCGACCTCCTGATTGGCGCATCCTTATTCTATGCGGCGACTTTGTGTCGGTAAAAAACAGCGCGACCTTCAGGGATGTGGACAGTGCTCCTTGTTATTTCAATTCTAGCTGTCTACATATTTTATGAGACCGCAGGGCCAACTATGGTGGAAGGCTTTCGTGTTCCTATCCGAGCCGATATGAAGGAAGCTTCTAGTGAAGAGCGGGGCTATGCACGAGATCCGCGGTATGCAGCACAGTTTGCGGATGTGCAAGGTGCAGGAGTGGCCGGTGATTTCTGTCGTGCTGTTTCTAAGAAGGAAGATCCGGACTCCCTGCGAATTGCATGTGCCTTAGCTCTGCGTGAAGGAATGGATACACTGGAATTCCATTCACGTTCTAAGAAAGAGGGCTTCCGATTTAGCCGCGACGATTATTGGCGATCAGGAAAACGAATGGACTATTGTCGAATTCTGCGTGATCAAGAGACAGGCGCCTGGTCATCCTTCTGTGCATTATCAACGCGATCGGGTATCGGCCCTGCAGAGGAGCTGGATACTGCACCACCGCTCTTTATTCAACGACTCCTCACGGCATATGAGGGAATCCTGACCTGGTATCGTTGGCAGGAGGACGGTCTGGATACAACGGGGGCTACCACCCTTGCCTTGGTAGGAAAACCGGAGTTGCCATCGATGATAAAACCGGTCAAGACTCGTGGACTTCAGCTAAATCGGTATCCTGCAGCCGCCGCAGCAGCTGGAGAGACGGCGCCCCCTCTGCGTGATTTCTTGCGATTCGGCGAAAAGGGAACACTGCACCTTGATCAGGATGTAAAGCCTAGCACCATTCGAGCCATTTCTTTCTGGATTTACTGGGATCAATTTGAGAAGGAGGCGGCAGTTCTCCACTGCTCGACCCAGGATGGCAAAAACCGCGTCTGGATTGGTGTCGATGGATCGGGGCCATCGCCGTCACCGATGGGACCGCGGCCGACCGCCGCGGCACAGGAATTAACGTCGGAAGAGGTTCAGAGACTGGGATCACCAAGTGTGGAGGAAGTGCCGCTCTACACGGAACAGGTCAGCCATAGCGTAAAGCATGAGCTTCAGAGTGAAAAGACTGCATCATGGGTCTTTGAAATTTGGGATGAACGTCAGCGGATTATGCGGCTGAAGGCCCCCTTTGGGGCTGTGGTCGGGAAATGGCAACATGTGGCAATTACTACTACAGAGGCAGGGACAGGGTGGCCGACCTGGCAAATCTGGCTGGATGGTGTGGTTGCTGTTACGGAACCGAATGGCAGAATGATTCCTGCGCTTTTTCTCACAAACAATCGCATTGGAGAGAATGTTCGTGGGTGTTTACAGGATTTTAGGATCTATAGGGAGCCGATGATGGAAGATAAAATCAAGGAGGCTATGGAATGGTCATCGCGACTATTGCATCCGACTCCTTAGTCGGCAACGACTCCTTAGTCGGCAACGACTCCTTAGTCTTAGGGGGCCGACCAATCAATAATCAACCGAGGGCCCGGACGGCAAGAAGGGCCCGTAGGGCCTGTCTGGTAACAACCTGTCGGCCCCGTCTGCAGACGCCCCCAATCCGTAAAGTACACACTCGAATCCGGGAAGAGCTGTCGCAACTTGGTATGCAATTCCTGCACAAATGTCGTTGACATAGTTACAGACGTAGGCCACTCATCACGACTATACTGCTGCGTAGAAGTTGCAGTTGCCAATACGCGATCTACAATTTCCGTGATCAGCTGATCAACCGCTCTCTTCATTTCCTGCAGAGATCGAAGAAAGTGCCTCGTATAGGGAACCCGAGATCCTGATGAATCGGTGACTGACATATCTATACATAGATCCCTCCTCTTTGTTTAGATCGCCGGCAAAAAGTGACTAGCCAAACTCAAATACAAAGATAATTAGAGCTGCCTACGATGCCAGTTCTTACCTGTATTCTATGCCTCCGAGTCTTTCAACATGAGCATCACTTCATGAATCATGCCCGAACAAAATGTGATGAAATATTGCCAAGTAACAACGATGTTCTGCGCCGTTCATTCTTGAGTAAATATGCGCAGTATGATGGCAACACATGGGAAATTATCTACTGGACTCATGCCCCCGATCGATACCCCTTTCTATCACGCAGGGAAGGAGGTGTATGCCATCTTCGTAATTTCCCCAAATAGCAAAAGGTGACGGCCGAGGTCACTCCCACAAAACAAAGCACGATGGCACTACGACGTCTTCAACGTGAATATACAGAGCTCCAGGCCGACCCTCCTGCAAATTGCACGGCGGGACCGGCTTCTGATGCAGATTTCTTTACTTGGGAGGCCATGATCTTTGGTCCTGCGGATTCACCCTTCACGGGCGGAGTCTTCCGCCTTCAGATCCGATTTCCCACGGATTATCCCTTCAAGCCGCCCCTCATTATCTTCAAGACCAAGATCTACCATCCGAATATCAGTGCTTCAGGCAATATTTGCCTTGATATTCTGAAGGGTCAATGGAGCCCGGCGCTCTCAATTTCCAAGGTGCTTCTCAGCATTCTGTCGCTCCTTACCGATGCCAATCCGGCGGATCCGCTTGTGCCGGAGATTGCGGATCTCTACAAGCGCGACCGTGCGGCCTATGATGAAAAGGCGCGGCTGTGGACGCAGGAGTATGCGAATGAGTAATTTAGTACTTAATAATGTAATTTATTGCAAGAAAGGGCGGCATAATGCTAAAAGATTGCCCTCCTCCAACAGAAGTTGTGGTAGAACCTGGGATTGTATGTGAGTGACCCCCATCCCCGTTAGTAGTAGTGCCAGGATATGGTCCATCAGCAGTATTATTTTGGTCTCCACTACCCCATTTTGGATTTGTTGTATTTATTTCTCCACTATTCGCAGTTTCTGCTATATTAACCTCAAATCTATGGTTATGAGCACCACCTGTAATATCTATCTGCGGTACATCGTGAGTATGTGCAGGGATTTCGGTAGTACCCAATGTTTTTGTTGCATTACCGCCTGTATTTCCAGTACTATAAGAATCCCCAGAACCAACAGGGAATCGATTTATCATATTAGGAAGATTAAACGTCGTTGATCCATCACCTTGACCAAATGCGATATCAATTATATTAAATAATCCTGCATAGGTTGTCCTAGATACCGCAGTTCCATTACAGAGGAGCCACCCAGCAGGTGCCGAGAAACCTCCATACATTGTTATCGATCCAACAGGGGAACCAATAGGACCACCCGTTGGGGTTGTGATGACACCACTTACGCTCACATTATTGCAGTTTAACTGATTACTAACAGTAGCATTTGTGGAGGTAACGCTCGTCGAATTCAGATTGGACACAGTCCCTGTTGCTGCGACAATAGAGCCCGTCACGATTCCTGCTACATTAAAATTCGGTACATTCAATGTGGTAATAGAAGCTGTGGACGCTGTAATGTTCGTGAGTCCCGTCAGGGTCCCGCCTGATGCATCAAGGGTCGTAAAAGATCCACGAGCTGCACTAATACTGGACAGACCTGAAATTGAACCACCTGATGCAACAAGATTGCCTATGGTCGCGTTCTCAGTATCCACTAGCGTCAGCCCTGTCAGAGTCCCACTCGAAACATCCAGGTGATGAATAACAGCTGTATCAGCGGCAACTAAATCCATTCCAGTCAAGGATCCGCCAGAAGCATCGAGCTGACCAAAGGATGCAGCGGCCGACTGTACTGTGGTAAAGCCAATCAAAGATCCCCCTGAGGCTTCTAACTGGTCGATTGTCGCTGAAGCGGCTGTAAGAGTATCAATAGTAGCGTCGGATATATCTATAGAACTCGCAGTCACAGAATTGAGATCTGATAGGGTTCCACCACTTGCAAAGAGGAGGCCGACTGTAGCATTGTTGGAAGTCAGCGTTGATGTAGTAAGGGAACTTATATTTGCAAAGGCTGAACGTAGAGTCCCAAGACCGGTTACAGAGCCACCACTGGCTATTAAATTTTGAATCGTAGCGGTCCCTGTGACGGTCGCAGTTCCTGCGGTTGCAGATCCCATAGTGGCCGATCCCATAGTAGCCGACCCATTAATAATTGCAGAACCCATGGTCGCAGCCCCGTTAATAATTGCAGATCCCATCGTGGCAGAGCTCATTGTTGTAGCCCCAAGAGTAGATGTTCCTGAAACAGATGCAGTCCCTAAGGTCGCATTAGTTATTGTTGCCGTCGTAGTGCTAATACCCGATGAAGTAAGCTGCCCAATAGACCCTGCAGATGAGCCAATCGCCGAAAGACCCTGAAGTGAGCCACTGGTCGCCGTAATATTATTACATGTTATATTGGAAGAACTCAAATCTGTAATAGTACCGTTCGATATATCTAGCGAACCCAATGAACTCAGATTTGCAAGACCCGTCAGATGCGTTATATTTGCATTCGTCACACTCAGATTCGTTATTCCGCCGTTTGTCGCTGTTAAATTTTGAATAGAACCGGTGAATGCCGTGAGATTTGTTAGACCCGTAATGGCACCACCTGTTGCAGTAAGTACATCAATGGCAGCAGTTGTTGCATCCATGGAACCAACAGAGATAACTGCGGACTCTAGATTCGAAAGCCCGGTGATAACACCACCCGATATATCAGCGACACCAAACGCTGCAACATCCGCTGTTAGATCCAATATAGCCGCTGTAGAAAAGTCGGCAGTATCAGCCGATAGATTCGTCAGCCCTGTAATGGAGCCTCCTGTGGTCGTTAGTGTATCAATCGATCCCGTACTGGCTTCTAGACTCGAGAGGCCCGTGACAGAACCGCCCGTCGCGGTTAAGGATCCAATGATTGCTGTGGAAAGAGTAGCTGAACCATCTAGTGTAGTCAGAGTTCCAATCGTGGCTGTTCCTGCATTAAATGCCGTTGCCGTCAGTGAATTAATATTGGTGGTAGTAAACTGAAGAGTGCCAATATTTGCGGAAGAAACATCAATGTGATGAGCTGCAACAGTACCAATAGATGTGACCGAATTTGCAGCGAGTCTACCTAATACAGTTGTATCACCCAGCTGAGTGTTACCCAGCTGGGAGGAGCCCGTGACTGTTAAATTCGTAAAGATTGGCGAAGCATCGTTGCGCACCAATCCCTTGTCCGTAAGCCTCAAAATGCCGCCTGAAAGATCGCGAAATCGGAGCGTATCGGCCACTACATTGAAAGATCGGGCGCCAGACATCTACTATAGATGGAGTAATTGTTATTCCATATAATTTATAATAAATTTGCTTATGTTCATATTTTGTATAAGAGAATCAGCATATCCGCAGAACCACGCAAACTGAAATCCTTTCGTGGTATCGATAGTATCTGTTCCTTGGCCAAACATGTATTGAAGTGTATATTGATCAGAAATAAATACGGATGCTGCCGGTGCTGGTGGATCAGTACTTGTATTAGGAGGATTGGATGAACCAATGGCATAGTCTTCATTTCCAGGTCCAGTAACAGCCATCCGACTAGGACCCGAATAATACAAAACTACCCCATCGCTAACCGGTGGTTGGGGTGATGAAGGATTCGGATAAAACATTAATCGTGCATCTTGTATATTAGGGCCATTATCGTTTACAAATATATCATAGTTTCGGGGAGCTTCATCAAACCCACTATAGTATTGCAATTCGATGGATGATATTTGGGATACGGTCAGAAGGGTAGACATCTGTGACCATACTGCAGCCGTCGTTTGGGCTACAACAAAAATTACATTATTATATGTTGCATTCAATGACGGTGGTGTGAGTGTAGTGGCAGCAGCGGTTAAGACATTAAATGATAGAGCTACTGAGGCCGATGTTGTTACCGATAATGCCGGTGATAGGGGACTCTCATCAAAGTCAGATAAAAATGTGAGATGCACAAGATAGGTTGTTTCAGGAACCAAGTTGCTAAATGTATAGCTTGAGGCTGGAGATGAAATAAGATCCCATGAGTGAATACTACCTGTCCCATGATCAAGAAAGATTCCAATCTTCTTAACATCAGCGGACTGAGTCGGTATCGTGATAGTGAAGGCATGTGCGGTGGCAACTCCACTTAGTGTAGGAGCAGGTGGTGCAGCAGGTGTCCCAGGGCTTCCCCCTGTCAGATTAGAAATAATGCTTCCTATACCGGAGTTATATACAACAAATACCCCATTTTCAGATGGGATGAGACCTGTGATTCCAAGATGGTTCAAAAATCGATTCGCCGATCCGTAGTGCATAGGATCTGTAAATATCCAGGAATATCCCGCTTCCTCATGATAGGCCACTTTAGAGGTAGCCCCATCGAAGAAGAATCGTAGTTTTGCACCCGCATTACTCGCAGTTTGATTTAATGTAGCAACAATACTGTCCGCCGCTACACCTAACTGAATTGGCTGTGAATATGTAAAATCAATACGAATATTTGGCGATACTGTAGGAAACTCTGCAATATGAATTTCACATGGCGTTTGAAATAGAAGAACAGGTGGAATTGGTAGAGAAAGGAATATATTACGACTAGCAAAAAGTGTGATTAGTTGATTATAACTTGCAATTAACTGTGGAAGTGTTGCAAAAAAAGGGAGTATGGGAAATATATTTCCCGCTGGATCAAACTGTGGTAAATAATCTATTACAGCAGAAGATATATCCGCATGGTTCACAGTTGCATTAGAGATATCCACTGTATTAATTGAAGCAGAAAATATGTCTGCATTAGAGGCATCCATATAGGTGACATCCAAAGAACTGATGACAGCTTCTGATGCATCCAAATTGGTGACAGTCAAAGCATTGATGACAGCTTCTGATGCATCCAGGTATGAAATAACACAAAAGGATACATCAAGTGTACGAATATAAGCAGCAGAGGCATCTAAATATCCAGTTAAGATCAAATCCTGAGAAATAGCCGGATTGACATTTGTGACTAAGCCCTTTTCGTTTAGCCAGAGAAGATTATTTGAAAGATCGCGGAATCGCAGAGAATCTGCCATTACATTTGTTACATTAAGCGATTGACGGAGCGCAGACATCTACTGTGCTACCACAAAAGTTGATGAGGGTGTGTCTTTATGTAAATGGGTGGCATGACACAAATGCATCAACAACCAAAGAGACGTTGCATAAAAAAAATCAATTGGTTCTATGTTGCTGCAACCATCGCCTGTGCTGCAGGAGCCACCATGATCGGAGTGGCAACGATGGGGCTTGGAGCCCCTCTCATTATCGGAGGCCTGGCATTCTTTATGGCAGGGGGCGCTCTGATATTTTTCGGGTCTGTTTAGCTCCATAAGGATGCAGATCCGGTCAGGTTTCAATTCAAAAATCAGAGAGACGAAGTAGGGAATGCCAACATCGGCTCTATTACAACTCGTGGCCAAAGGTCGCCAGGATGCCTATCTGACCTCTAATCCACAGTTCACCTTCTTCAAGCATGTCTACCGCCGCTATACGCCCTTTGCAGTCGAAAGTATTCCGATTGAAATGGACGGCACACTCGATTTTGGCCGACGTATCAGTACAGTGATTCCCCGCCGCGCGGATCTCCTGAGCACAGTCTTCCTGGAAATCGAACTTCCTGCTATTCCACCCGATACAACCGATCCCGAAAACCCAATCCCGTATTACTGGACAAACAACATCGGGCATTCGATGATCGACTACATCAGTATCGAAGTCGGCGAAAAGGAAATTGATCGCCACACAGGGGAATGGCTGCAGATCTGGTCAGAACTTGTTACAACGGCAGAGAGAAGGGAAGGCTTCAACCAAATGGTGGGGCACTGGGATGTCTACCCCGACCCGGGCCAATCCGCAGGACCGCTCTCCCTTTCCATTCCCCTCCGGTTCTGGTTCTGCAATTCGATTGGCTCCGCCCTGCCGCTGGTGGCCCTTCAGGCGCATCCTATTCGCATTATTATCCAACTCAAAAAATTCCAGGATCTCTGGTGGTCTACAAACCTATGTACAGGCAACGCAGGGATCTGTGCTTCCCCGATCACACCGGTATCCCCCTCCCGACTTCAGCTATTCGGAGATTATATCTATCTAGATCCCGAGGAGCGCCGCCGCTTTGCAACTGTAGATCATGAGTATCTGATTGATCAACTCCAATACGCACCCCCGCATTCTGTGCCCCGCAATATTGCCTCTGTCAATATCCCGCTAGTCTTTAATCACTGCTGCAAGGAGTTCATATGGATCGTCAAGCAGAAGCATGTGCAACTCGCCAATGAATGGATGAACTTTACAAACCTCTATCAATCTGTTGGCGGTGACTGCCCCGAGTCCGGAACTTTACAAGATCAGGTAACCTCCGCACTCATACAGCTAGATGGCTATGATCGCTTTGAACGCCGCAATGGTCTCTATTTCCGCCTTACGCAACCGTATCAGCGCCACACAAATATTCCCAATGACTTTATCTATCTCTACAGCTTCAGCCTGAGGCCTGAAGAGGAGCAGCCATCGGGTTCCCTGAACTGCAGCAAAATCGACACCATTAATCTGAATCTTGTCTTTAATCCTGCCACAATAGGGGATGATCGTACTGTAACTATCTATGCCACCAACTACAACGTATTTCGCGTGGTTAAGGGCCTTGGGGGCCTTGCATTTTACTCTTAGGTTAACGCACCAAAGCAATTTCCGCCATCCCTGTCAAGGGATGGCCGCAGAAGCCTCGCAAACTGGACCAGAAAAAGGCATACCCATCGACCCCGATTATTTTTCAGATAGCGGCCGAAAACCCTATATTTCTTCATCCGAACTCTGGTGGTATACATTCCTGGGCCTCAATCATTTTGCCGTGAATGAACCTCTGTGGGGTATAGCCAAGATACTGACCTTTGGAGGCATGGGTCTTTGGTGGTTCTGGGACCTACTCTTTGTTAGTTCAAATCCATCCTTTGTGCAGCGGAATGGATTCCCTGCCCCCTTTCATATGTTTGGGCAACGGCTCTTTGGTCAAGGAGCCATTTCAGCAGGAGAGCCTACCCACCGACAGAAAACAAGCTACGGCCTTTGGGCGCTCAGTACATTTCTTGCACCCTTTGGAGTTCAGGCGCTCTTTGAAGACAAATATCCACTTTTTATTCGCAATGCATTTATGTTACTGATTATTTTCGTTACTGGAAGTATTATAGTACCGTGGTTCTTGGTGGATGGAATAGGATCCATCGGGTTTGGCGGTTGGTTTGTTGTAATATTATTGGCACCGATCTTAATTTGGAATTCGGCGATAACATTAGTATCCTGGTGGTCGACCGTAAAAGTAGCCTTCAATAAGGAAGCGCTACTGAAAGGCGGCATTCATATGACACCAGAAACAGAGGGGTTTCTGAATGGATTTAGGAAAGATGTGAATTATCTATTTGGTGTTGTGGATCCAAAGATGGCCGACATAATCAATAATGGGTGGTCTGCGGGAGGGCGTCAATCGAGTTACTACAGAGATTTATTTGAACCGAAGACAGTATCGGAAATTGAAGCAACACTACCACCCCCCATTGATCCTAAAAATCCACCTCCGGGTACGGAGACGATTATGTTCTGGGCCCTTGCCAGTCCCATTGTGGGCATATGGATTGAAGTGATTAAACCGATTATTTATTATTTGGTGCCGGGTGCGCAAGTGGCCTACAAGGCTCAAGATACTGCATTGGCCGCCATGAACACTGCGAATAAGGGAATGGAGGCGGCCAAGGGTGTTGCTTCGATTGATCCATTGGCTGCTCTAAAAGGATTCAATCCTACGGAGGCTATGAAGGGATTCAATCCTGCAGAGGTAACAAAAGGACTCAATCTGACGGAGGCTCTGAAAGGACTCAACGCATCCTCTGTGACAGATACCGTCAAGGGATTAAATCCGACGGAGGCTCTGCAGGGATTTAATCCCGCAAATGCAGCAAAGTCCCTAAAATTCCCAGGAGTTGGCAGCCTTGTCGGCGATGGCCAAAAGAATATTGGAAATCCGGCTGACCTCGTTGCAGCCGCTGCAAAGAAACGGTTTGGAATGACAGGGGGTGCTAGGGAGGAGCCATTATCGGCTGAATCACTCGTCCTGGGCGGGACTGTTGCAGCCATCCTGGGCGCCGGTGCGTTAAAACTCACAATTGATTATCTGATGCCGACGTAATGCAATACCTAAACACACAGGCGGAGTTTGAGGCGCTTTGGACAACGATGGTCGATGTTTCCAATAATGCAAGGCCGTGGCTGGTCTATTTCACTAAGAATGACTGCCCTCCATGCCAACTGCTCGACAAGGATGCCCTTTTCAGCGCCGCTCTGTCTGCCGGGCTACCCTTCTATGTAGTTAATTATTCCATTAATAAATATACACCCGGCTTCTGCAATGTGTACCGATTCCCAACTTTTGCAATCATGAAAGGTCGAAAAACGATTGGGACACTCACCAGTTCCAAAACAGCCGCTGTCGTCCAATGGATTAATGATTTTATCAGCCCGTAGTAAGGAATGGCTACCGTCATTGTAGGCGCCGGTATCGCCGGTCTCTCCATTGCCGATAAGATGGTAACTGCAGGAATCAAGAATATAATCATCGTCGAAAAAGAGGGCCATATTGGTGGGCGTATCATAACTTCCAAGAAACATCACGTTGAGATTGGAGCAGGGCGCATTCATTCTTCAAATCGACTTCTCTTGGCACTTATAAAACGATTTGGCCTTGAGACTATTCCCATTGGCGGCACCTCTCTCTTTCGCCCCTTGGGATCAAGAGTAAGCCGTCCGAATGCCTTTGAGATCGCCTTCCCAGCTTTCGCAGATCTTTTGCGCCGACTTCCCTATACAGAGTTGGCAACCCACACGATTCGCCAACTGTTGACCCGTATTCTTGGGCCTCGACAGACAGAGGCCCTTTTAATCGAATTTCCCTATCGTGCCGAGGTCGATATGATGAGAGCTGATCTGGGTCTCCAGGCCTTTGCAGATGGTATCGGCCAAGCAGAAGGCTATTGCGTCGTAAAAGGCGGTCTTTCAACTCTGACAACAAAGATGTCCGAGCACCTTAAGAAAGCTGGAGTGCAATTCCTTCTAGAAACAGAAGTAGTCGATGTGACTGCCACGAGTGTTTTATTAAAGAAAGACCCACCGATCGCTGCAGAACATATCATTCTGGCTCTTCCTGTCCAGGCCTTGAGGCAGTTGCCTTGTCTTGCGAATGATCCGACCCTCAAACTGTTGGGTACATCCCAGCTGACCCGTATTTATGCCACATATCCAGATACAGCATGGTTTGGCTCCAAGAAACTCGTAACAGACTCTCCGCTTCGTTATATAATTCCTGTAGGGAACAATACGATCATGATAAGTTATACAGACGGCCCCGATACAGAAAGTTATAAAGGGTTGTCAGGACCCCGTCTGCAAAAGGCCATTCAGGCAGATCTTCATAGACTCTTTCCTGAGAAGGCAAAAGAGATCCCAGAGCCGACCTGGATCCAAGCCTATGAATGGTCTGAAGGAACCACTTATTGGAAGCCAGGCTCCTACGATCCTGCACAGCAAGGCCGCGCCGCCCTCCAGCCAAAACCATCGGCGCAGCCGAATCTCTATCTCTGCGGCGAGTCCTTCAGCCAGAAACAGGCTTGGATCGAAGGGGCTCTGGAACATGCGGCCTTACTGTGGACTACACACTTAGCTGCAGCTGTACATCGGTAGGTGATCCGGTGACCGTCACAGACAATTCATCGCCGACCCGTATACGCTTCCCCGAAGCCCCGGCCAAGGCGCCGCCTTGTCGTGGATCCAACAGCCACCGTTGAGCTGGAAGGAGCTTAGAGACATGGCAGAATCCATTCAGAAGGATCGAAGGCATAAACCACTGCACACCGGCAGCCGCAACAGAAGTGACGATGACCCGATGTTCTTCCGGATGAGAATTGAGCCATCGATTGACTTTGATGCGTTGATAGAAACGCTGCAGAGAGCGTACAAAGGTGGCTCGGCGATTAATCAGATCCACTTCTGCCTCTAGCGAAGCCCGTGAAAAGGCCGCACCCGCAAGAATCATATGCGTCACAATGTCGGCATAGCGACGCATAGGAGATGTAAAGTGTACATAATCGGTCAGCCCGAGACCAAAGTGGCCCCTTTTATCAACAGAATATTCGGCTCTGGCCATTTTCTTCAAGAGACAGAATGTATCGACGAGGCTCAGATCGGCTGCGGCAGCAGTAACAGGAATACCGCGTAGAGATGAATGGAAGCGATTGGGCAGATCTAGGCCTTTCTGCTTCAGATGATGAGAAACCACTATATTGCAGAGAATCATGGCCGTTGATACGAGACTATGGGCCGCATCCGTAGTAGACTCTAGTTCCACCGCGATGGGTTCGCCGACCCCATTCATCGTAAGGCGGATAGACGGCATCTCAATCTTGTAAGAGACGGCGGAAGAACGAAGGATAGCCAGGTTATGGAGGACCGAAAGTCCTCCTGCAGGGTCGCCCCCTGCAGTCAGCAGAGTCGCCACCTGCTCATACGTGTATCGATGTTTTACTCGAATAACGCTCCGATAGATATCATAGGAGTTTACGGATCCCTCTGAATCAAGACGGACAGCGACCGTAATGACCGGCCGAATACGCCCTTCGACGAGACTCGTAGCTGCCATGGCCTCCTCTGTCAGTAAATGTTCTGTCCGCTCATTCGCCAAGTACAGAGTAGATCCCATGATACGAATCCGTGGCAGATCGAGCAAATGCATAGCCGCCATGATATCCACAATGTGAATGTAAATCAGCCCAGATGCATCCACCGACAATGCATCATCAAAGTCTTCCGTAGAGGCGGGATCAATCGTAAAGGTGTCAAGGTCGGTATGATCCGTGACACCTTCGCGTGTATAGTGATGGGCTCCAAATCCAGGGAGGGGCTGCAGTTGCTCCGGCGGCATTTCCAGTTGATGCTGATACAGTCTGGTAAACAGCCGGGCATCCGATCGGGCGACGGGGGTCTCCACGCCACGATAGATGATCGATCCGTAGGCCGTCAGCTCAAGAATCAGCCGATCACCGACTTCGGCAAAGATTTCTTTGAGGGTTGCGTAAGAAGGACAGGCGGACCCGTACAAAGGAAACGAAACCGTCACGGTTCGGGGGCTCTCCGTGACAGAGACCACCAGGCCCATAGCAGTACCGGGTTCGCGGCCGATAAAGTGGAGATCGGCATCCACACGGTCACCCGGCAAACAATTATAAGGAGGCAGTTGGCGGTCTCCGGCCATAAGACGAGCGCCGTGCAATTCAACAATGATCTCCGATGTCATAACAGAGCTCATGATCTCAAAAGGAGTCCAGGTGCCACCCTTCAACTTTTACGAAAACCAGGAACGGAGATCGGTCTGCCTCACAGGTCCCGCTAATGTAAGTTTGGCTGGTAGAGCTGAGAGTTTGGGTCCTGCAGTTGCCGTTGCAGTTGCCGTTGCAGTTGCCGTTGCAGGAACATACGGCCCCGGCAGAAGCACCCTGCCTTCTGCACCGGCCACCGCGGCCTGATCCACCCAGTTGTTCCCATAAGCCTCTGGAGATGCATTCGTCTGATGCCCCCGCACGTGATGCAGTTTCCAGGAAGGCCGCCAGATTTCTACAAGTGGTACAATCAGGTCTAAATTAAGAAGTGGCTCACCGGTCTTGCGCTTCCATCCTGCTTTCTTCCACGAAGGCCCCCAGGTCGAAGTACAGTTAATCGTATACATGGAATCAGTGTAGATATTAACAGAGTCTACCGAGTATGTGTGGAGCCACCGCAGCACCTTCAGAAGAGCTGTGAGTTCTGCTCGTTGATTCGTAGCAGGAAGCCCGGGGGGCACATCCAGCCGATCTGCTGCGGCGACATCAGGTGATCCCCGCACAGGCCCCGACCAGTAGGCCCATCCCCACCCGCCCACCGCGCCTTTCCGCCCATTTCCGCTGCATGCTCCATCGCAAAAGATCGACATAGTCTTGTGTATCGACGGCGGATTTAAACGGGCGCTGCTGATCCATCAACTTTTAGACCGTTGCCCAGGCTTAGAAATATGTGCAACATAAATAATATATATAGGAAGTATAGAATGGTCTCTCTGATGGAAGTAAATGGCGTACGTTTATATTATGGCTCGTATAATTATACTCTTAGCTCATATCAAGCATCAGTTAGTGTACGGGTGGCTCCATGGTTTCAGGGAAGCATACTCACAATCCAGAATATCCAACTGGATGCAGATGGATATAATGCTCTCGCAGGATACAGAAGAGGGATCTTGCCCCTGAATCCCGGGAAAAACACCTTTTACATTTTCGAAGACGGAATAAAGCGTAATGATTTAACTCTCACAATTAATAACCCTAACCCTAGCAATAATGCTACAGTGACTGTAAATGGAATTATTGCAAATAAATCAGGTAATACCTATAGCTTGACTCTCGATTCTTATTATACATCGACGATCGTTAACATAACGAGCACACTTGCAACCATAAGTTTTAATGGTAGAATTGAATCCAACACCATTTCAGAAACCGTGTTGCTTGAGCTTGGTGAAAACTCATTCCCTATCATTGTAACAGGTTATGATGGAGTAACTACGCCATATAAGCTTAAAATTAGTAATCCATTGAGCCTTTCGAATGTACTTTCATCTGTTTCTATAAATGGCTTATTAATATCGAATATTAATGGTACATATAATGCATATAATTCTCCAAATGTAGCATCAGTTAGTATTACACCCATGGACATCGGTGCCACTATTCAAATTGGTGATCTATCAGACATCGGGAGCCTTGAGGACCAATTAAATCTTCCAGACCGAAGCAATTTGTTTTTAATCGTAGTTTCTATTGGTCCTACGCAATACGCATATACCCTTACGATTAGGAAACCCACCATTGATCAAACATTCATAGATGAAAAAATTCCCCTTCTAGATAATACAGATTACCTAGTTGTTGAAGATTTAACTATAACTACATATTTATCAATGACTTCACCCTTTACGTATGATGGATCAGGGGAAGGAATCACCGTTGATGGCAGCGGCTACATAATTACGGCACTCGATGGATCAATAGGACAATTTCGGGCACCCGATGAATGGCTTGGACTATTCAATAAAGCCATCACAGTACAAAATTTAGGGATTGAATCCTCAATGAATTTAACATATGGTGCTGGGTGGTTCTTTCAGGAAGGTGTTTCAGGAGAAGCGACAAATTGTCATACGAGTGGCGCCATACGCGCCTATTCTGGCGGAATTTTTGGTAAAGCCGTAACGGGAGGAAAGGCTACAAATTGTTATAGCACGGGTCCTAATGAAGGTGGCGGTGGTATATTTGGAGGTATTACAGTATCCTGCACAGCTACAAATTGTTATAGTACAGGTGTAATTGGCAGTTCTGGAGGTGGTATTTTTGGTTGGCAAACAAATAGGGGAACTGCCAATAAATGTTATAGTACAGGCTCAATTGGGCTTGGCTATGCTGGCGAACGGTCCGGCGGTATCTTTGGAACCGGTGCAGAAAATTGCTCTGCAACAACATGTTATAGTACGGGTAAGATTGGCCCAATGTGTGGTGGTATATACTCAACCGGAAATTATAACAATATTACTGCCTGTTATAGTCTTGGAACACTCGAAGGAGCAGATAATGGTGGACTAACTACAACGGGGGGTTTTGGTCCGAGCTATGGCTCTATCACAAACTGCTACGGCGCTGCACCACTAACCAATGCACCTACAGAATTCCTTGATATCTCAAACAATTATGCCATTGAGGGATCTTGGAGCGATGCGAATGCAAGTAGTATCCTTACGGATGTTGGAACGGTCTGGCGTAGCGCAAAGGCGAATACACCCTATCTCCTCGTTGAAAATCCTGAAATATTCACCCCCGAGATCTCCTCAGTTATAATAGACGGGAATACTCTCTCAGCACCCTACAGTTATAGGATACCCGCGTTAGGAGTAGTTACTGTATCCGTACAAATCACCGCAACTGATTTCCGCGCTGATCTTAGGCTCATAGAAGAACGTGGAGTATTTCTAGTAGGCAGCCGCCAACTTTCAGGCCCCCTAACTCTGCCACTTATTGGTTTAAACCAGAATACTATCCAGGTTACTAGACCAGATGGTGTGGTTGCTGCCACATAC